GACGTGGCTGTTAATCCGATTGTTGATGCCGTTTCAATGATCTTTTCTCCGCTAAAGAAGTCTTGCAACTCCTCTGGCAATGCAAAGATATTATCATCTCCACGAACAAAACTCACAACATTTGATGAAAAATGTGTGCAATCTCTCCAATTAACAGGTGCCAAAGTCATCCAATACACTCTCAGTAAAATTTTTGAAACAAGGTTATTCATAACCATGGTCAAAGCATTTCCTGAGGGATTTCCTTTCATTTTCAAATAAACTTCCCTTCGCACTAAAATGTACGAAAAGACGATTTCATGAAAAAGTGTGTGTCTTACGTTGTTGTCTTCGTTTGTTCCTTTATACCATGCGTTGATGATATCTAAAGCGCTAAAAATTAATTGAGCGCCCAATGATCCATCAAACCACGTATAATCCAATGCTCCTACTGTCTCGCTCACTCCTAATAATTTATAGGCAAGTCTAGACCACTCTCCGCTTTCCGGGTTGAACCCTGCAGCACATCCTAATTCGATATTATGTTTAAATACGAACGAGGAAAATGCTCCTGTGTACTTGCGCAGTAGTAAAGTAAAATCCATTGGAGGATTCATGAACAAACGTGTGTTTCCATTTTCGATCTTATTCCATCCTAGCGTCTCATCTTTCAATGAGGCTGTCCAAATACTTTTCACTCTTCTTAACTTCTTTGCTTCTTCTTCTCGATAATTTAAAATTTTTTGCATGAGGGGGGATCTGAACTTCCATTCATTCTCCTCGAAAACCAAATAGGTTTCCTTTCCGCTCAATTGAGGTAAATCATTTTCTTTTTTAAACCATCCAGTTGAATAAGGATAACCCGCACTGGTGTGCGGATCAATCCTTGGCAAAGTGTCATAACCGTTTAACATTTGTTTCTCGCTTAAAATAGGTCTGGGATAGTGCTTATCAATTGAATGTTCTCGCACAATATCCTCTACTATTTCATCCATTAACTTCTTTTCTAAATCTACACGAAGTCCTGTGTATTTGTCCTGTTGTTTTTCCAATATGTCTTCTTCTCCTGTGTACCTTGGATCATTGTAATCCAATACGGCAGGGAACTTTTTCTTCTCAAAGATGTCGCTGATTAGGCTTTCTCTGATTGTTGTTTCCGAAGAACCAACTACCTGCTGTCTTTT